AGTACTTTTATATATCGTTGTGATGTGTGTGGATCGAAGGCGATGTAAAGCCCGGCACCTGGCACTGCCGTAACCCAGCTACCATTTTCTTTAAGGTATGCAGGGTAAGCTCCGCTATATGCAGGTGTTTGTACAAGCTTTGCACTAAATAGTACAAGCCCGGCACTTATATCACAAGTGTCTGGCCCGGTGGTAATATTTGTTACTATGCAACCATCCAAAATAACTTCGGGCTCTTTCTGTAAAATGCCCTGCAGCATTTTTTGTAAAAGCGTTGCATATTCTCCAATGCTGGTTGCACCATAAGGCAGGCGTTTTAAATCAGCATATAAAAAATCATCAGCAATTGCAGCAGCAATACCAAACTTTGCCCGGCGTGTATAGTAAATGGTTTTTAAATTGCCATCATCAAAACTTTCCTGGCCACTAATGTCTTCCATCACTATCCAGGCTGTTTTAACACCGCCAACAAAAGGTATTTTTTCACCGGCAACCACTATCCATCCATCGCTAACATTTACGCCATCATCAACACAGCCGTTAATTACGTAATGCTCACCAATGTAAGCCGCAATTGCATCAGCATCCCATTCATAAGCTTCCTGCATTAATTGCAGTGTGTCCTGGTAAGTGTGCAGGCCTCCTAATTGCGTATAATCGGTGTTTTTAAACATTTTAAAATAAGTTTACTCTTTGGGTTTTGGTTGGGTTTATCACTTCCACAAATGCATTCAGTTCATCTATGTCGAATGGTAAAAACAAAGGAATATTAATGATATAGTCAACCCCGTAATTTGCTGTTTCAGCTTTTGCCCACAATACTTGTGGCTGCGCTTCTGTTTTTCTGAACAACGGAAGTTTTTTAAGTTCAACCTTTCTAAACAATACAACAGGGTTACGCTCAACACCCCTGGTTATAAATATTCTTCTTTGTACAATATCCCACCGGTCGTTCAATGCTTTTTCCATGGAGCATACCTGTGGTGTTATATGCAGATCGTACACAACACGTTTACGAAAAATTAAGAACCGGCCATGTAAAGAAGTGACAGGCCTGTTTAGTGCCATAAGCCATATAAGTGTTTTTATACCACGCTCCCTTACCGGCATAAGCCACCTGGTTAATTTTTGCCAGTCGGTATTAAATATGGGTCTATTGTATGGCAATGTGAGGTATGCAGTTTATGATTAAAAAAGTGTCATCTATAAATCGCAGGTACCCGGCATCAGTCGGGTATTCTGTTTGAACATTTGTAAAAGGCAATGCGCCGTACCGTGCCTGGCAGGATATTATTTCAGGTATTACAATACCTTCCACTTTTTGCACATAATCCTGGTGAAGTACATTAACAAAAAGGCCGTTGTACGGCAGCAGTTTCAAATATTCCTTAATTGCAAATCTTGCTGCTACATCGGCGGATGTTGCATCAAAGATTAAAGGGTCGTAAAAAATATTCCATTCCTGCTTAAGATCATCCGGAGGGCCGGTGGTAATATCAACCACAACGCCTGCAGGTTCAATACGTGCCCAATACGCTTTTAAACCGTTTAAAATTGGCGTAGGCAGCGGGACCAGGTCGCTGCCAGATATTATGGCTGCCTTAATCCTTATCCTTACCCGGCCAAACTGGTTTACAATTTTTACAACAGCAGCATATTTTATAACCTTAGCAGCTTCAATTTCAGCAGCAGTATGGCCGCTGTTATCGTACTGATCACTGTCAGGAAGCAGGTTAAAGCCGTGCTGGTAAGCCAGTGTCATTGTCTCATACCACTTAATGCGGTGTGGGTACATGGCTTTTACAAAACTGGTGACATCTTCTTTAAACTGATCTTGTTGCCGCTCCAGCATATTACCCGCAAAAGCCATTGCATAAGTCCATTTACGCCGAACGCTGGTAGTGCTTCCACTAACAGCAATGCCATCGGTATTCAACGTGGCAATAATTTCGTTTTGTATGGTCTCTATACTTCTTGCCATCAGCTTACAGTAAAATCATCTCCAATTATCCAGTAGCCTATTCCTTCAGGCTTTTTAAACTTGTTGTAATCGTTGTTTGTAGCAACGGTTTCATTTTTATTTGCCAGGTAATTAACCATCCCGGCATTTACTGCAGCAGGTATTCCCAAATCAGTACCCGGTGCAACTTCCGATGTTGGCGAAAGCTTGTTCGCTAAAGCCAGGTCAAATAATGCCTCTGCATCGCCGCAATGCATTATTGCCATATCCATCAGGTTTTGCCCTTGTTGCACCACTGCCATAATTAAATAGAAATGTTATTTGCTTTGGCAACATTGTCGCAGGCCTGGCCAATGCATGAAGCCAGCGCATCATCAATTTTTGTATTAGTTTCCAGGGCAAACTGGTTAAGGCCCTCTGCAAACACCTTTCCTGATTTTATCAGGGCTTTGCCTTTTGTTTTGTTTTTGTCAATTGCTTTCTGCAGTATTTGCTCCATCGACAATTTACCTGCAGCATCAATAAATGTAGTTGCTACAGCTTCCAAAAAAGGGTTAGGTGCGGCATTGGTCTGTGTTGATTTCATTTCCTTAATTTTTATTAGTATTTTTTGTTTCTACTTCAGTTGTGTCCTTTACAATTACCGTTTTCTAATGTGTTTTTACAATCCGGTATTTTGCGGTCAACAAAGGGTTTTTTTCAAGACCAAATTTTAAAATAGAAAGCAACGGACGGATAAAAAAACGGGCCATTGTACTGTGGCTGTCAATCTCATAAATGTTTTCCATTATAGATGTTACTTCTATGTATAGCACAAAAACCAATACAAACACAGATATGTATTTCATATCAGCATCTGTACTCGTTAATGTTTGTTTAACCAGGTATTGAATGCCCAGGCTTAAACCTATTGCTGTAAAATATTGGGTAACTTTTTTTACTGTTCTTCTGTAACCTTCACTTGTACGTTCTTCTTTTTTCATTTTTGCCTTTATCACACCAGTGGCAAAATCTACAACCATGCCTATAACAACAGCATACATTAACATGTATATATTTGGCACAAAATGAAAGTTGTATCCAAAAATCGTAAACAACAAGCTGGCGATTGCTGCGCTTTTCATGTTTTTTATTTTAACTGAGTACATAGCTGTAATTACTCAATGGTTATAAATATTCTATTGCGATAATTCTACTTTAAAATCACCAACAGTTTTGCCGGTGATTATTTTTGCATTTGTGTAACCATCATTATCCAACTCCACATCAACACCTCTTAAAAACTCCTGGGCATCGGTACGTTGTCTCAATCTTCTTTCGGCACCAAAACCAACATGGGCAAATTCTCTTATCTCTCCTTTGTTGGTTAGTATCAGCAATGCCACATGCTGTTCATCGCTTTCGCCTTCTGCCCATTCTTCGCCCTCATCAATAATATCAAAATCGGCATCTAATAATATGTCTGTGCGTAATTCCATTAGGTTATATTTCCACTTATTGAAACTCCTGTTACTGCATATGATGGTGGCGGTGCCGCCATGCCTAAGCCAGGTATAGTTAAAATAGCCTGGGTTTTAAAATGAGTGATGATGGCATCGCTATCAGCTTTTTCAATTGCCAGCCTGTAACCATCCATGCTGCCATAAGCCATTACCACTTCATTAATAGTTAAACCATTAAAAGAACTTTTTGCAGCAAGCCTGGCTGCTCCCAGGTTATCTTTATTTAAAGCCATTACTGTAAAATATTATTTAGCTTATTTGTTGCCTGCACAAGCTTGGTAAGGTTTGCCTGTATCAGCTTGCTATAATCAGGATTATTGCCGTAAACAACTACTATCTGCTGTGTAGCTTCAATGGTTAATTTTATGGCATCAATCAACAGTTGAATTAATTCTTTAAGCGTATCGCCGCCGCCTTTTAACAGGTGGCCCTGGCTGTTAAGCTTATAAATTTTATTACCCGTTTTTACAAAGACCTCATCTATTTCGCTGCACTGTTCTAAAAATGCATCGCCTTCTTTTCCTTCATGCGTTGCCTCAATAAATCCAACCAGTACATAGCTGCCTTCCTTTGGCTTAATAACTATTCTGGTATCGGCAGTATCTTCAATAGCGCAAAACAAAACATCGTGTATGGTTGGCGCTCCCTCTCTTTCTATATCACATTTTTGATCAGTAACATTTACAGCCTTACCTACCACATGAGCGTTACCGGCATTATTGGTAAGCCACTCTTTTAAAAAGCTGTTTAAACTCTCTTCAAACGCCATTAGCTTGCTACTTTAAAACTGATGCCATTTTCTCTTTCAATCATGGCCTCATCATATTTTATGGTTGTCTTTTCCACCAGGTAAGTTCCCTGCCGCTCCGGGTGTACCTGGTTAATGATCTGTATGCTATCCCCGGCATGTACCCTGGGAAAACCAAAACCGGAAATTGTTCCGGAGTAACCAGCATATGTATATTGATGAAACAGGGCCTCGGCTTTTCGCCTGGCATCGCCTGATCCCATAAATGCCGATGTCTCCCTTCTTACGGAGGCATCAGGATTATCGCTGCCAAATTTGTAAATTTCTTTTTTGCCGTTGCTTTGCCGAACATGCAGTTCAACACGGGTGTTAAAATCCTTTTTCTCTTCAAATTTTAACTTGCTGTAATCCTTTACATTTTCACCGATGGTGTAATCATGCTTTTTTGTATTGGATGGGCTAAAATCGAAAGCAAAACCACAGTGAAGCGTTTTGCCATAAATACGGCTGTAAAAGCCGTATTCCTTTTTTAAATAATCAAGTACCTGGTAACTGCTTTTATTGTTGATGCCAATTTTGCCCAGGTCAGTATCTACACCCTCAATTGTGTATCCGGGGCAAACCGTCTGCAGTAATTTTTTAAGTGTAACACTTCTGTAAGAAAGTATATGATTGTTTTGCCTGAGCGGGTACAGCTCATCGCATTCAATAGTAAGTGGAAATTCACCTGCAGGAATACCAGGCTTAACAAACCCGGTATATTCGGTAACCAGGTCGTTATTGTACCCGGCATCAATGGTAACCGGCATACCGGATTTAATATGCTGCAGTACCGGCTTACCTAAAAGTTCTTTGTAATTACGTGCAAGTACAATGGTTGCTTTATCGCTGGTTTCTTTTATACTCTCCTCAATGGTAAAGCTGTTAAAGGATGTAAACTCCAAATCACCAATGGTGATCTTACCGTGCATGTTTAAGTAACTCATGGTAATGATTGAAAGAAGGAATAGTTTTCTCATTTGTTTTTCTTTAAAAAATATTCAACTGGTTTAAGGCTGCTTGCACTTATTGTAAATTGCCAGGTATCCATAAAGCCCTGCACCGGGCCATCATCCATATCTATAAAATAGATCGTTTGTATTTTCTTATCCCTCCAAATTTGCCCTTCTACTTCCCAGGGGCCGTTCCAGTCAAACATCTCTGTAAGCTGCTTTACTTTGTCGCTGGGGTATTCGTGGTTTTTCATGTCAATCAATAAACCCCGAATGGTTATCTCTACCGGTTTGCGGCCATAGTTCTCTACCACTTCGCCGTAGGTAACTTCTTTGCCCTGGTCATCGTTGCTGGTACAAATGGTTTGCCCAATTCTTTTACCGGCTTTAAAATTGCAAAGAGCGGGTGGCGCAAAAATGTCTGCTATGTTTTCGGTTAAACCACCGTAAGCAAACTGCAGCGTTACGCCATTACCTTTAATGGTAAAATTTTCGTAGCTGCTGCGGCCATCTTTTACATACACCTGGCCACCGTGTAAAGTATCTTCAAATTCTGTTTGCTCTGTATTGCCGCCGCTTTCACCTACAAAGCCAAAAGCGTTGTTAAACCTGCTGCCTATATCAAGTACCCTTGTTGCCATTTCTTTTAAATTCCCATCCCAATATTTTTGTTTTTTCCAGCCACCTTATCTGCGCTGCTTTCTCAAACCATTTTTCTTCAGGCAGATCTTCGGGAAATGGTATGTGCAGGAAGAAGGCTATTAAAGCGTTGTACTGTTCAATGATCTGTATCACGGAGTCCACTGTTACAACTTCATCCAGGAACTCCTCTATAAGTTTTTTAGTACAGCTTTACCCACTGGTATCATTTGCGCTGCAGCATCAAAAACCGCTGCATATACTTCGCTGTTGCGGTCCATATCTTTAAATTCATCAGTACGGGTTAACACAGTACCGTTTACAAGAATGCCCCTCGCTTTCATAGGGTCTTTATCAATGAACTTTTCAAACTGGCCAATTACTGCAGCACTGGGTTTGCCTAAAACAACAAAGCCCTGGCTTTTGCCTTCGCTGTCAAATAATTCTGCAACTTTTAAAATGCCATGTTTGGCTTTCAAATCTTCAATCTGTGTTGGCGTTAAGCCGTGTACTTCTTTGCTCATAATCGGAGTAGATTTTTATTGTTTAAAAATATTGTTGTTAACCTATTTTAATATCCAGGCACAATAGTTCCAGCTTACACTTTAAGCCATCAGCACCACCTTCCACAGCCCTTTCAACACCAGTAACTTTAATAGTTACCACATCTGTTTTTACGGTCAGGCTTTCTTCATGCAGGTAAGTGATAGCTATCGGGAATGGAGGCAAGGCCGTTATTTTTCTTTTGCCTGTTAAAGCAAAAGCATGTTCCTCCCATTTGTGTACCTGGCTTAAATAAACTTCTAAAGAACAATCAAGCTCTTCTTTACCGGTACTGTAACTGGTTGGCCTGTTGTTACCGGTAAAGTTTTTTACAGCTTCTTCTTTATAGCTGTAACTAACATTCACCCAATCGGTTATTAATTTTCCGAAAACGCTCATTTCCGCATCACTGGAAGAGAATTCTTTTACCATGATTTAAAATTTTCTTTTTAAATAAATAGTACCATTGATCTTTCCGAGGATAGCCATTGGTACAACAGCAAATTCTATATTAAGCGTATTGGCCGGTGGCAATACCTCGCTATCCTGGTCAACAGTTGTTTTACCACCGCTGATCAGTCCGTCATTAGCCATCTTTGCAAATACGGCCTCATCGCAACCCGCTTCAATATCACGTACAACAGGTATTGGTAGTTTGCCGGTTGCTGTATTTACGCTCACCCTGCTGCGTATCAACGGTGTTAAATGGGTTTTTAAAAGCACTTCGGCATAGTCCATTGTACGGCCATAATAAATGGTATGCTCACTCATATTCTCTTCCTCATCAATTACAATGGGTGTGCAGGTATCATCGCCGCTAAAACGTAATCCGCTGACACCAGTGTAGGTACCGGCAAAAATGTAACCCTTGGCATTCAATGGCACCAGGTATGCTTCCTGGTCATCAACTTTTAAGTGATTGCTAAGGCCTGCAGTTAACCAGGTGCCCTTGGTAGCACTGCTTAAATCAAAGCTGGAAACTTCGCCACCGCTTTGGTTAACCTCACAGGCTGCAATAACGCCAAGATGCTTACCAACGCCTGCATATTTTTTACAAAATGCATTTGTCCTGGCTTCGGCATAATCCCAATCCTGGGCAATGCAAATACTTACTTTATGTGCAGCCAGTATAGCGGCACCGGATGGTATTGCATGTAAGTCAATTAAATTACCAAGCGTAGATGAACATGCCCGGCCTTCCAGGATAATATTACATGGCCGCTCCGTGCTCCTGGCCCAATCGTACAGGCCCTGGGCTTTTGCAATGGCTGCACGTATATCTGCATTCAGGCCATCGGTAAGCGTTTCGGTATAACCAGCAGGCAGGTTAAATGCCAGGCCAAGTTGTTTAATTTTACCAGCACCGGCAATGATGAGTTTTTTAGCGTAGATAGCCCCGGTATCTTCCAGCAGATCAGCAGGCAGCAAAGAGGTAGCCACTACCATTATTCTTAATTCTACATTCTGCGTTTTTTCGTAGCTGTAAAAATCTACTATGTGGCGGTGCAGTACGGTATTGTTTGCTGTATCGTATGCTGCAGTAATGCCCAGGTTATCCTCGGCATCTTTTACGCCGGTTACTGTGTAAACGGTACCAAGTACCAGCTTACCTGATACAGCAACCCCGGTTGCCAACAGCGCAGAAGGAGAAGTTTTGGGGCCAATTGTGTTAGGCCCCAAAATTCCCTTGGCTATATCTACTCCTTTTAGATTACCCATTGTTGAAAGCTTTTATAATGATGCTGCTATGCAGCGGTTGTTTGTTAAAAATGGGAAAGCTGCGTTCTACAACAGCTTTCGCTGGCATTGATTGTACGTGGCTGGTGTGTTTATGAATTAAGCCTTTGGCTCCTCCGGCTTTTTGTTGTTGATTGCCCAATCCAAATCCTCAACTTCGTCTCCGGCTTTCCATCCATTGGTGGCCAGTTCGGGGTACTTGGTAAGCATAGCTGCAGAAAGCTTCACAGCTTTTTTGCCGCCATCATCTTTGGCTGCATCATCTACAGTACCGGGTTTGGTAAAGTCATGCACTTCAATATTGTCCAGCTTATCGCTGTTTTGCGCAGCGTTTTCAGAAGTGAAGTGTTCGCCTTTACTGTTCACATAAACAATGTTTACGTTACAGGCCGTTGCTACCTTCTTGGCAGCAGGGCGGTTTTTTGGGTCTGCTTTTTTATAGCTCATAAAAAATATTTTAAAGTGTTTTGAATATTCGTTGTACTCAGTCGGACATTGGATTAAAAACCTGCAGCTTAAGAAGTAGCACTTACAACAGCGGCAATACCCTCAGCTTTGTACGGTACTACAATATCGTAGTGACGATAGTTTAGCAATGTTCTTTGATAAAGCGGGTCGTTACTGCTGGGGCTTAAATAAGCCTTGGTAAATCCTTTACCCTGGACCACACGCTGCATGTGGAAGTAAACAGAAGCTTCAGTATCTGTACCAGCGGTAGGCACAGCACCGTAGCTAATTTTAGCTTTGGTTGTAGCGTTAAAGAAAGGATTGGTGCTGCTTTCAAAAAGTTCAAAATTGAACATTTTGTATATCTGGCCGGTTTGGCGGTTATAGTACTGATCAGCAAATTTTTCATCCTGGCTTAACAGGTCATTTATATGATCGTTACACAAAACCAACCTGCGGCCATCACGTGGATGTAATAAACGGTTTGATTTATCACGCAGGGTAAGCACGTCTTTTTTGATCAACATTCTCCTGGTACCACCATCTGTCAAATCACCGGTGGTTAGCAATACAGGCGTTGCGGCTGCATTACTTGCTGGTGCAACACTATGCAGGGCCTTGCTGTTTTTCTCCTCCTCAATTTTAATAGCGTGGCTTTCCTGTACGGCTTTAATTTTATCATAATTAAGGCCCATCACCTCATCATCAGTTACAGGCGTTGCCTTTGTTTGAAATTTATTAACCTGTACAGTTAGGTTGGTTGCATCCAGTGCCTGTATGGCTATGGGATAACTTGTATTGTTTATCAATACATCCGGGCTTACGCCAAAATATGCCAGGTTAACAACTACTACTTCATTATCCTGCAG